GGAGAACAGGTTTCCGTGTAATATAGGTTCCTTCACAACGCTAAAATTGACATGACCAGAAGCATCATCGTCGTTGGGGTAAAGTGCAAAACTATAAGAATAGAATCTTCGTGCGATTGGTGTATTCCTGTGATGCAGCCTAGGCTGAATGATTCTTAAAAAGTGTGGAGATCCCGTGTGCTGATCCAAAATTTCTTCGCCATCGAGAGTGAGCGTGACATAGTCGATGTGCTCATATCTCAGAGCTGGATCTGCTTCAATACCAGAAGACTTGAGAGGTATCACGTTGTAATTCGAAGTTCCACCAAATGCGTTGTTTTCTGTGTACAACACAAAAAAGTACAACTCTTGAACCAAATTGGTGAAAGAGAGTCGCATTTTGAACTCGGGTTCAGCATTGCCACCATCTTCATCGACAAGGATGTCATTGTACTGTATCTGAGTAATCGCGAACTCGTGGTCACGGTTCGTGACTTTGATTCTCTCGACTGGGTCCAAGAAGACACATTCAGTAGATAACCTGAGATTGTATGGCTTGTAGGTGACCAAATCATTTACATCGGCTCCGATAAACCCCTCGATCTCCGCCACTTGGTGTCGAGAAACACATATACACTCTTCAACGTTACGAAATTTAACCTCGACTTCAATTTCCTGTCTCATCAACGCACAAACGGGTAGGGCGAGTTTGGGGTGGTTGTGGAAGTAAAATGGAATCTCTATGCAAACATCCCCACCAAGCTGTCTAGGGTAAGGTCTCGTTTTTGAAATTCTGCTATTCACTTCAGCTGGGTTCGAACTCACATCTCTCATAGACAGATCGAATAAGTTGATCTGTTTTGTCGTCGGGTATTCAAGTTCGGCGCACAGATCCAAGTATTCTGTCGTGATGTGTTGAATGACTATACCACCAACAGACAACGTGATGTAGTCTATGAAATTACACGCTTCACCGTAAACATAATCCTTTCCAGGGTCGACCCCGTTAGCCAAAACTATATCTGGTAAACTAAACATGAGGTTAACACCTCTCAACACATCACAGTGGTCATACGGTAGGTTGAATCGATGTATTTCACCGTATTCGACGTCTTTATTAGAAGGAATATCGATAAATTGTAAAGAAAAATTCGAGTGTTTCTTGAAGTTTTCTTTAAAAAAAGTGAAGTCAGGGTTTTCAGTCGTGTACAAATCTAAAAGACCCTTAGACTCGAGCTGAATACTCCCTGCCATACTAATATAAGACAATTAATAAAATTTTAAGCCAGCTAACCCAGAATCAAACGATAGGATGTTGTAATTGACGGCGTATACTCGAACCTGTGTTTCTTCAGACGAATATGACCTGGTTCTCAGGACATTCAAATCATCAACGTATCTATCCTGTTCGTTGAATTCGAGGGTGAACTTTTGGTGAATAATCCTACTCATGTTCAATTGCCCTGTTGGATCATTACTGTCAGGGTCGAGGGAAAAGGAATACATTCCAAACGAACTTTCACCGACGTCTGGTATGTTCACGTGATTTTTAAAAGGTTGAACCACTGATAAAAAGTGACCATTCTCTCTGAAGAAGATCACATTGTTCAGACACAACTCAGCATTCTTTATCTGTCTGAACCTATAGTTTTTAGTCACGTCGTTCGAGTTATTGTACATGGGCTCACCCAGGAAGAATAGTTCCTTCACGGGGTGCTTGAAATTCAAAAGAAACACTTTTTTGTCATCACCGGGTTTCAGTCGTGTCTCTTTACGTTGGACCTGTGTGATGAGATACTCCATGTGATTCGATTGGAAGGCGGAACGTTCCATCTCACTCAAATACACATGCTCTGTAGTCAAAAATATTTGATCGATGAACTTCTCAGACTGATCAGTGATTGGAGGCAAGTTTGCAGCTACCGACTTATAGGAGTAATACTTTTCCCTATCCACAAGTTTTATTCTTATCGACACTTGTTGCTTGGTGAGTTTACACAAGGGAATGGCGGATTTATTGTTTCTCGTAAAGTAAAAAGGCAATTCCAATGAAAACTTTGTGGGGTAATAACCCTGTGGCATAGAAACTTCTCCACCTCTATACAACCCAATATCTTTGTGCTGATCAGATGTGTCCAACTTATTTCTCATGTAAATGTATTCACCCGAGATTCTGTCAATCACCTGCTCACCAATTAACAACTCGGCGTATTCGATGAGCTTTGTGATAGGATTCGCGACTGTCCTCATAGCATCATAGTCACCACGCCACAGCACCGTAAGGGATACAGAATTTAATAAATCACTCTTCGTGCTAGGTATCCTCACAGTCAGAACTTCACCAAAATCCGAGTTTCCTGTGAATGGAATGTCACTGAAATCTATACCAAATGGTGTGTGTCGCCTAAATGTGTATATAAAGTGTGAATAGTCTGGGCATTTTGTGATCCACTCATCCTGAACACCTTTGACACAGAGGTACATTCTATTATTAGGTATCTTTTTTTTAATACTCAATTGTCATGAAACCTCTAGAGAAGTTAAAGTTCTGCAATTCGAGATAATACAGGTGCAACTCAAACTCACCCGAGAATATTTGGTCATTCGCGGGGTCTGGTGATGCACCCACAATACTTTGATCAGCGTTTGGTAACAGTTTGTTTATCTCAAATTCAATCAAAGTCCTGTCGGTGTTTAAATTTGCAAAGTCGAGGGTGCCGGTAGACTTTTCGTGCAAGGGGTGGAGTGCAAAACTCTGAGTGTATATGTTGATCCTGTCATCAGTCACTCCCAAGTCAAAATTGTATGGAACCGCGTACTTGTAGTGCTCGTGGCTCTCCATGAGGGTGTTTGGGAAACTTTCCCCATTCAAAAAGAAACGAGCCTTTTTCATTATTGGGGTGTTTTTGGTAATCATGGTTCCAGTCAACACTTGGTTAATCCACTGCAACTCTTGTGCTCGACTTCTCACAAATGTAACATACCTATGTGTCGCTTTCGTTTGCGTAGTAAATAATTTGTCTCTGAAGAACCAATGGAAAGCCTTGACTTTTGATTTCGGTTCTAAATTTACTTTAAAAGTTGAATCAGATTCAGGTGTCGTGATGAAAGATGTATGCTTTTTTAAAACGTTCACTAGAATGTTATGATTGGATTCTACCATATACAACCTCTCTTCATGACTAAGTTTTATCTCTTCGCTTATCAACTGAAAATTGTTCAACTCGATGATAGCCGGGGTGTGACTATTTTCTGCACCTTGCCACCACGTCTGAGGGTGAAAAACGAGTTCAAACATAATTTTTTGCTTGTGAACCGCGCACACAGGAAAGTAGTGGCGATCTTCAACTTCCTTACGAAGTTCTGTCTTTGCATACTTCCGCGAAAAGAAGAATGAAAGTGGGATTATGAATCTATTTGAAGGTCCGTAACTGGAGGAGGCAGAGATACCAGGCGTAAAATCCTGTGACATGTTTTGAAGAACCAAGTTACCCTTCTTGGACTGTGGATCCAAGTACAAAGACTCGTGTATCATGTCCCAATCGTCGGTGATTTCTTCAACCCTGATGTCATCCACATACATCGTGATACTCTTGAGAAAACCTCGACCAAGTGGGGTAGTGTAGTTCACATTAACAGTCTCCTTAGCTGGTAGGTCAATCTTGAGATAGAGATTAGTAAGCAAGTCTCCCATGTTTTTGGGGTCATACTCAACCTTGACAGTTTGGTTGAAAGGCCACCCCGCCACACGACCTGGATTCAAAACATTTTTAGTTTTATGAAACTTTCTAAATTCTGAATGTCTCTTTACATCTTGATACTCAAAAAAAGTTTTCTCTGGGTCTTTGGATAACAAGTAAGTGTCCTGTTTTCCAAAAGCTTTCAAGGAAAGTCTAGCAGCTTCACCCATACTTATCTATTAACTACATATTTTTAATATCATTCCCCCACATGTCAAGGTGTCCCATAGCTTCCAGTGACGAGAGTTCCTTCTTAAGATTGTTCGATTCTTCAATCAAAGCCCTGACACGCTCTTCTGTGTAGTCGACAGTCTTAATGTGTAACAGGTAGTCATATGAACCATCAACCTTTGGGAAAGACTGCCCGATTTCACGCTCGAGGTCTTGCTTCTTCTTCTTGAAGACCACGATGTCTCCTTCAACAACTTTCTTGACAAACTGAGCACGATAAGAACACATATCAGATCTCTTCTTGGTGCTGGCAATGAGCTGTGCCTTTCTCTTTTTGTAATACTCCATACGAAGGTGGATGAAATCCATGAGAATCGCTTCTGCGCTGTCATACTTACAGATACCCTTGGTGGGGTGGAAAAGGTGCATGTTCGTGTCACGAATCGTCTTTTGAAGTTTGAGATCCTTCACGATATCCTTACCATCATACCCCTGTATGACGAAATCAACGTCTTCTGTTGTGCTGTTGTTCGTAAAACTTCCAATCATCTTTTTCTCAACAAGACTGTCCAAGTATTCCTTATAGTCTTGGGTCCATCTCCCCGGTGGAAGCTCGGTAACCTTGACAGTGGTCCCTATGACCTGCCAAATACCCTCAGTTATCCAACCCCCCGTTTCATCCTCAAAAATACGACCCCTGAAACCCTTGAACCATGGCTTCATTTTCTTGAGTTCCTTACCATTCATAAAACTCATAATATTCTTCTTAATGTCGTCAGGATTGAAGGGTGGAACGTAGCAACTGAAACCCGTCCCGATACCCTCCGTTCCGTTGACTAACACCGTAGGAATGACTGGCATGTAAAATTCGGGTTCG